AGGCTATTCCTTTGGATTGGAGGTAGCCGTGGAAGCCCATTGCTCCAAGACCGATTGAACGTTCTCTGTATGCTGAGTATACAGCTTTTCCAAGTTCTTCTGGTGCGTTGTCAATAAAGTATTGAATGACATTGTCCAAGAATCTGACAAGGTCTCCAACCATTCCGCTTGATTTCCATTCATCATACTTTTCAAGGTTGACTGAGGAGAGGCAGCAGACGGCTGTTCGTTCTTCAGATGTTGCGAGATGGATTTCGTTGCAGAGGTTAGAGCCATTAATTGACAATCCAAGTTGCTTTTGAGCTTCTGGTAAAGCTCTTCTGGCTGTGTCAATAAAGTTAAGGTATGGACTGCCAGTTCTGAACCTAGCTTCAAGGATTCGTTGCCACAGTTTACGAGCCGGGATTGTATCTCTAACAATTCCTGTGTGCGGGTCTGTAAGATCGTGTTGTTCATCATTAATTACTTTCTCCATGAATTCGTCTGTGATATTCACAGCGTTAAACAAGTTAAAGCACTTACGATTGATGTCTCCACCTGTAGGCACTTTAAACGATATAAACTCTTCAATGTCAGGATGGCTTACGTCTAGGTATGCGGCATAACTCCCCTTGCGAGTCTTGCCCTGTTTGTACGCTGTCATCTGGCTGTCTACTACTTTCATGAACGGCATCGGGCCTGGGGCTTTGTCGCTGATCCCTCTCACGTCTGACCAATGCCCACCCACACCTCCGCCCTTTACGGAAAGCCATGCTACTTCACCATTATGTTCAATAAGGCTATCAAGATTGTCGCCCACGTAAGTAAGGAAACAACTAATAGGCAAGCCCCTATTGCCTCTGCCATGTTCAGGTGCGTTTGACAACACAGGTGACGCAAACATAAACCAACCTTTTGAAGCATAGTCGTAAATACGTTGTGCAAAGTCAAGGTCATCATAGCAATAAGCCACTGCAGCACGTGCAAAGGCTTCTTGAGGAGATGTTTCATGTTCAAGCATATAGTAGTCACGCATGAGTGTAACTGCTTGCTCACTAAGGCGATTGTCTCTTTCATAATCAATCGTTATCCCAAGGTGTGTCTTCATCTAGTTCTCCGATAAGGTCTTGGTAGTTGTTTTCAATGAGATCAGAAAATCTATTGACTATTTCTTCTGATGTTATTTCAAGACGTTCCACTAAGAGCGTCTCGTCCAACTGCATCAGTCTTTCTTTGAGTTCTTCTAAAGTTAGCATTGCCGATGCGAACCTACTATTCTACACGATTGAGATGAGTTTGTCAAGATAATGTTGAGCCTTTTTCAGATCTTCAACACCGCCCTTGTCTTCCCATCTTGCCATGTATTTGATTACATTGCCCCAAATGTAGCCCTTGAATGCCTCTTCAGACATCCAGGCTTCCATTGCTTCCCAAGGCTGCACAGACTTAGATGTGTAGTGGTTGCCTCCCACCTGTACATCATCAGTCATTTTTCTTTCCCTTGTGATAGATACCTAGTTCTTCAGGTAGTTCAAATGTGTATCCCCAACACGCCTCAATTTGCTTTACAACATCATCAATCACCTCAGTCCAATGAACAGTGTCTTTATATTCACAGCGAATGATTTGTTCCTTGCCATGACCACGTAGTTCAAATGTCATGTAAATCTTGTCTTCATCATCAAATGGATTCATTTCTTACGCTCCTAAATCTAGTTCATATTGAAATGTTTCATCAAAGTTGACTTCACATGATTCAGAACAGCCATTGCTAATATCTAAATAATGTTGATCAACAAACTCATTATATCCTTCTGCAGCCATTTGTCTCAGATCCTCTACGGATTTAAAGCCACGGAAGAACTTTAAATCCTTTCCTAGTTTTGCTGCCAATGCGCCTCTATTTCCATAAAGACGCTCCATTTTTTCAGGAAACTCAAAAACATCTGGTCTTTCCTTTAGCAATGTAAATAGTTTCCTAAAAGACTTTTTCCAACACCATGTGCAATTACCATAATGTTCTGGAATATCTAAATCAAATGGTTGACCACGCCACCAATTTAGAACATCTTGTTTTGTAACGTTATGCTCAACAAGAGGGTAAATCAATGAGTTTTCTTTGGCATTTGCAGACACTCTATCAAATTCATCTACACGAATACCAATTGCCATTTTGTAATCTGATTTCTTCAACCCAAGTGATCTAATGTATGCTTGAATAGGGTATAGCTTTAGCTCTCGTGTGCAATGTGGGGATTTAGTAAAAGGTATTCCATATTTTGCAATAACATCTTCAAACGGCTTACCGTCTCTAGATGCTGTTTCGTAAGTAACAATTTCAAATGATGTTCCTCTGCCTTTTTCCGGATCTACTTTAGCTTCTAGCCATACAGTGTTGTAACCAAAAGATACATCGCAATTGTGAACAAATTCTAGTGTCTTTTCGTCTTCTTGTCCTGTGTTAGCAAACAAAACAATAACGTCTTTCCATTTTTCACGTTCTTGTAACAACATCTTTGTCATGTACGCAGATGTCCTACCACCACTAAAACTGATAATCAACGTTTTGTCGTGCATCGCTCTTCTTTCGTCTTCACATCATGACAGGTTTTACACAACACCTGTAGATTGTCCTCTTCACAGAACAGTCTTTTAACAAATCCTGGAAGATCAGAATACTTTGTTAACGTCCCTGCGGGTGTGATGTGGTCAACATTCACTTCTGTAGACTTGTACAGATTTGAACACTGAGCACATTCATACACCCACTTGGTACGCTTATCCTTCCCTGAATAAGGCTTCCTTGCCTTGTCCATCACTTGATAACGAACAGGGTATTTAGTCCAAGCACGTCTGAGGGATGAACGTATGAAACTAAAATACCTTGCCGTTGTCCAAGTGTTCCCTGCTTTATTCTTAACTCCACGTGTCACGTTATCACCTCTGTAGGTGGTGTGAACGTATCGTTAACGCTGCGTAGCATATACAAGAGATGACCGTTTTCCATTGCACGTTCATATCCCAAATGCTCAACAATCACTTCCCACATTTCCACTGGTGTCTTACCTTCCAGTAGCTTCTCAGCTTTTTTAGGGCCAATGCCGTGTACGCCTTTAATGTTGTCTACGGCATCCCCAGTGAGGAATTGTTTATAGAAGTTGTAGTCTGCTGTTTCTTGGTCAACATAATAAAGATTGTCCTTGACAAAGTTGTAGTGCCAACCTACAACCTGATCCAGGTCTTTATCAAGAGAAACAATGACACCATCGCCTTTTAGCTCTGTTGCTTCAATAGCAATGGCATCATCTGCTTCCATTCCGTCCCAAACAACAGCGTCCCATCCATACACTAAATAATCCCTGATTAGTTTGTAATGGATAGGTTTTTCAGATTTGCGATTGCCTTTGTACGGAGCCGTAACAGCAATCTCATCTCTAAAATTACGCTTGCCAGTGAGGTGTAGTGACCATCGCTGACAATGTGGCAACTCAAGCATTACCAAGTCTTCTAGAAAATGCGCAATGGTACGAATAGCTACATCCTCGCTATCATTGTTGGATGCAAATCCGAAACGATAGACAAGGATGTCAGCGTCAATGATCGCTACACTATAAGACATTACAGAGCGTCTTCTTCTGGAGTGTCTTCAGCAGTAACAGGCTCTGGAGGTGATACAAGCTCTGTAACCACTAGCTTCTTGATAGAAGGGAAGCGTCCATACTTGCAGTCATAATAGCCTAATAGAACAGAGGCTTTAGATCCCCATCCCACCTTGCTGCCAGGAATCTGATCACCATTCTCATCAACCACCTCAATCGGAATAACAGACTTAGGTGTTAATACCATGCCATACTCATCAGACTTATGAGACTTTGGCGGGTTTTTGATGTTGAGTGAATTAATTGCATTCACTGCAGCTTCATTGAGATTGGTGAGAGTCACCTTGTACTTGTTGTCAGGATATTGAGACGCTTGTGGCGATCCCTCTTCATCCTTCTTATCCAAATAACCCCACATGAGGGTGGCATTAAACTTTACTTGATTGCTCATACTCATTCTCCTGTTGGTGAGTAGATAATATTATAACACATTAGTGTGTGTCATACCAATTATTTCCTATTTTTGCTTCAGCGTCAACAGGACACCGAAACCCCAATGTACGGCCTGATTGTCTGGCCGCCTCCACCATGATGGATGCAATTTGCTCAGCATCCTGAGTAGATGCTTCCATCTGGATTTCATCATGTACGAACGCAACCTGTCGTACATCTAATTTGTTTTGCTTGATAGCCTTGTGTGCTTCAACACACCATTGCTTTGCAATGATAGCTCCGCATCCCTGTAGCAAACTGTTCAATGCTGCGTGTTCAGACCGAACAATGATACGTCTACCGTCCAATCCTGGTACGTATCCTTTCTCAGCATACTTCCTCACTTTCTCCATGAGCCGTGATAGAGCAGGAGTGTTATCGTAAAAGCGTTGCAGGATTTCACTTCCTTCTCTTGCACCACCCCCGACAATACTACCAATCTTGGCCGGCCCTGCACCATACAGCGTAGCGTAAATCAGAGTTTTCGCTTGCGGTCTTGTAATCCCTGCAGCATCAGCGTTCTTCTGATGGATGTCACCATTCAGTAGTTCCTCTGTCCAATCATCATCCTGCATGTAATGCGCAAGACAACGTAATTCAATGCCGGACAAGTCTGTCCCAACTAACTGATTGCCACTATCCACTGTCCACAAACTACGGCATTCAACACCATAGGGTTTGTTGACACTAGGCACTTGTCCTAAGTTGGGACTGTGATGTGTCATACGTCCAGTGACAGCACCATTACTGATGACACCGCCATGTACTCTACCTGTATCAGGATGTGCATGTTTTAGCCAACTATCAAGCAACCCGACACGCTTCTGTATCATCAAATATTCAGCAATTAAAGCAGCTTCAGGAATCTGTACATCTTCTAATGTTGTTTCATCAACAACAACAGATCCCTTCTCTGTGTGTTTTTGTGGTTTCCATCCAAGTTGCTGTAGGCGTTGTGCAATCTGCTTACGACTACCTGGATTGAACACTGTTACTTTGTCCTTTAGTCGCTTTCCTGTCTTCTCTGACCAACGCTCTTCAACAATTGGTTGAAACACGTCTTGCATCTGCTCTTCAATAACAGACATTCTATCCGACAATTGAGCGTATAATATTTCAGCTTGAGGAACATCCAGTTTAAAACCGTTTCGCTCTTGTTTAGCCATCTCAATCGCTGTTTGATGCTCCAAAGCAATGCTCTGTCTCGCATCCTTCCATTCTTTAAAGGAATCCGTGAGAGTTCTAAATAAAGCTGTCGTGACTCTAACGTCTTTCTGACAATATAACACCATCTCTTCAGACAACCCACCATCATAATCCTCAAAGTCAAGTTTGTTTTCACCAAGACGTTCACCCCAGGCACGTAGGCTGTGACCGCCCTGTAACGTAGGATCAAGGAGCCTTGACATCATTAGAGTGTCTTTAGCTTTGCTTGGCATGATTTTGATATTCCACAACATACGCAGCCAATATGCATCAAATGAAATGATGTTATGGCCGATGATTAAGTCGTGGCTGTCAATCAATTCTTGCAAGCCATCTGGCGATGTAAATGTGTACATCTCGCCTGTATTAACATCTTCACAACAGCAACACCAAATCACTGATTGTTTGCTGTCTGTTTCAATGTCAAGCGTCAACACTAATAAATTCCACCTTGTCTAAAGGAATCTGAAAAAAGTATTCGTCTTTGTACATGTATTTGTTTGGCACTTCAACTGGTGTCAAGTCTTTTAAATCATAACACCAGAATGTAGCAGCATGCGTCATTGGCAGATTCCAAATAAAGAATTGTGTCTTCCCATCAAAGAACTTCTCTTTACGTGTTGGAAGTTGTACAGAGTCGTATGGAAATGTATCGTCCTTCCATACACGCTTCACTTCGCATTCAACATGGAATTCATAGTCATCCAGGGGCATGTACGCTATCAGGTCTTGTGCATAGCGATCAGGATGTTCAACAACATCATATCCCTTGGCCTTCAACACCTTTGTTGTCACTTCCCTAGCTGCCTTGTCATACTTTTCAAACAGTTCACGATCAAAGCGTTTACGTTCACTCATTTGTATTCCTTGTCAAAGTCAAAGTAACTCGTAATACTAAACTCTAAATCGCAAAACCACAAGAAGTTTATAGAATATGACTTCTTTGAAGATTCAACAAGGTCACACAAATAATGATCTTCAAATTCATATTCAGTTTCTAGTAGGGCTAAATCTTCCCAAGAATAATTACGTTGAAACCCTAGTAAAGCAATATTACCGTATTCAGGAACTCCGAACCCTAAGAATGATATGTGCATTGTATACCAAGTTGCTTCTTCTCGTTGGAAGAACAAGTTAACAAGGAACATATTCAGATCAAGCCACAATGAAAAATCTTTCTTTTTACGATAGTTGCAAAAGTAAGTGTTATAGCGGAATGCATGTGTCAGTTTTTGCCATGAAAACTCAATTCTATAATTTTTATCGCCAATCATCATAAGTCATCTTCCTCTTCAACTTCTACCATACGTCCAGTGTGCAAACTATAAAGCAATGCACATGCTTTCCCTGTAATCCCTGCAAATCTGTTCTTCAGAACACGTACATATGTTGTGTTACGTTCACGAACATCATCAGCTTGTCCATTACGTTCCAAGCCTATCACCATATCTGACAATTGAGCAATACTGCCAGATCCACGTAATTGTGCGAGGCTTGTTGCAGCCCCTTCCTCATGACCCTTAGTGTCAGGACGTTTCAAATGGCTTACGCAAATCAAACTGATGCCTGTTTCTTGTACAAGCATTCTCAGCTTGGTCATGATTTCGTCAATGGCTTTACGTTCATCCCCGTTATTCTGAGCACTAACAACGATAGAAATATGATCAAGGAACACATACTCACATCCCATAGCTTTGGCCAGGTAGCGTACATGATTGACGATACTATCAACATCACCACTACCGAAATGATTAAGGAAATACAGACGATCTGTGCCAAGTGTTTGAGCGAATGCATCATCCTTCTCCTTCTGTGTAACAATAGCATCAGGTAGATGTAATGGCTTGTTCGCAGCCAATGACATCAAAGACAATCCTGTTTTGCGTATGGACTCTTCTAAGAACATACAGCCCACCTTGCTGTCTGTTGATTGTAGGATGCCCCATATCACTTCACGTAAGAATTGACTCTTACCAAGACCACTTCCGGCTGTCACTGTCACCAGTTCATGCTTGCGTATGCCGTATGTCAACTCGTTCAAGCCGTCAAAAGGATAGAAACAATCAGCCTTCTCTAACGGCTTCATCACCTCATCATACAATGCAGATCCACAGACAATCCCGTCAGGTGTCCACTTCTCTGCTCTCCAGAATCCTTGTACAAAGTCTGCTGTCTTGTTTTTAAGCAGATAGTCGTTAGGGTCTTTAATACCTTCTGGATGTATCATGTACTTGGCTTTGTGTGAAAATAATTCACAACACTTGGTTTGTGCTTCTAACCCCGCAGGATCGTTATCAAAAGCAAAGATAATAATATTGAAACTATCAAGGTAATCATAATTCTCCTTACAATCCTTTACAGCACTCTGCGCACCATTACGTACAGACACGCATGGTGTCTTTCCTTGCATCATCTGATACGCTGCCATTGCATCAAATTCACCTTCAGTGACAACAATGTATTTCTGTCCTGCAGGGAATCGTTCTTGTCCGAACAAACGTTTGTCTGCCTGGAAGTCTCCAATGATTTTGAATTGCTTATCACCGTTGACACGCAACTTATAGCTGTCACCAATAGGAAAAGCTAAATCATCACCCTTCCATCCAACACCATACCGTGTACATGTATCCTTAGATAGCTTCCTGTCTGTCAAGTCTGTGCAGAACATGCTCTGAGGCTTCACAGGAGCCTCTGTATCAGACGATCGTTCCTTAACCAATACATCCCTACCATCCCTGTCTGGAGGAATACGTGTTGAACATGAAAAACATGTTCCCCATCCACTGTCATCAATGGCAAATGCATCACTGCTGTTACAAGATGGACAAGCAAGATTGTAATTAACAAATGCCATTAGCTATCTTCCTCTATTCGCATGCGGACACACACTTCATAATCGTGTATCAACTGTTTCAATTCTTTTTGCACACACTTGAGACGGCCTTTCCAAGGCTCAAGTAGGTGAAACACATCATGGTAAACAGGATCTGGATCTTCAAACCAATCCCTCATTCTTTTTTCAAGTTCTTTCATCATAAAATACGTATCAATATTGTTCATCACTTATTCTCCAAGTAAAACAGAGCATCTTTTACATCATCAACATCATTGTCGTCAACGTATTCTAAGAGCTTTGTTAAAAAACTATCCAATCCCCAGGATCGTACATATTCACCATTGACACACATTGAGACGTGTAGTGCCATCTCTTGTGCTGCCACTTCCATATCCAAGTCATTCATCTCAAGTGTCTCCATCTAATGTTGGCATGCTTCTTGCTATATATATCTATATACAACATATAAATAATAATCTTTATATAAATAATTATTCTTCTGTATACATATCTTCAATATCTATAACATCTTGTATGTGTAACATATCTTGATTTTCTATTACTGTTACATCATCTTTGATATGTTTATAACAATCACTACACATATCAAGATATTCATTTGTAGTGATTGATTTACGTGAACACTCAAAGTCTGTTAACAGTTTGTCACAGCATACACAGCGCATATTATGTTTCCAATGTTAATAGTATTGCCGGAGTGTAACATCCTTCATAGTAAATTTCAATATCTTTATTGACGACAGCGGATCCATCCTGCTGCAAATGTGTCAACACTCTGTTATCGTATCGTCTACGGGCTTCATCTAATGTGATGATGCGTACAGAGCAATTCTTTCTGTCGTATTCATGTACATGTGTTAAGATGTCCATTTTTCTATTTCCTTTTCTAAGTCTACAATGTGAACAGATGACGGCACTGGTTTACAATTACCTGGTGCTAGCTGTTCTGCCATTCCTTTCCATTTATCGTATGTGAATACATCATCACGCATATCTGCTTCATTGGCAAGAAATAAACACCAAAGGTATGCGCATTCACCTTTCAAGCCTGATGATATTGAGCAGCGTTCTACATATGGGATTTTGTTCATTGCTACTTCCCCAATTTTTTCTTTAATAAGTCTCGCTCTTCTACAAGTAATTGAATTGATGCAATGAGATTGAGAATATTGTAATAACAAACGCTAATTTGTGTATCAGATCCGCCTAAACCATCTCTGTTGTCATTATCAATATCTTCAAGCACATTGATGTATTCAGCTTGCATTGTATCTTCATCAAGCCAAAATATTCTGCTGATTGCATTGTGTACGTCTTGTGGCGATGTAAACAATTCAATATCGGCAGGATAGATTTCCTGAAATTCTTTATAGAAATAGTATTCTTTTCCAGTTCTTTCTATCTGATCTGTTTCCATCTTAGCTTTAAATTCTTCAAGTGCTTGATTCATGGTTTCTTACTCCAAGGTTTTGTGATTGTCCAATGCCCGAAAGGAACACTCCCTAGCCATTCCTTATCAAATGTGGTTTTACTTATCGGCTTACCCCCTTCACGTATTTCCAGGTTGAGCTTTTTCCGATTACGATGTGCAAATTGTCTTACTGATGCAATGCTTTTACTGATGGTGTTTCCTATTTCTGATGCTGTATATCCATCGTGCCACATCCGCACTAATGTTTTTACATCTTGTTCAGTGTATTGTTTTTTAAATGCCATTAGAATTCTCCTACAGTCCCGTGACGGGCATAATATTCTGCTGCCCTCTCTTCATATGTCTTTTTCGCAATCGTCTCTTGTACGGCCTTAGAATGCGTCTCAGAGCGTATTAATGCCATTAGTGTCGGCCTAAATGCTACTGATGCCGTATTCACCCAAAATGTGCTGATGATTTCCAGGTATTTTGTTTCCATTGTTTCATCCTTATGTTGTCCTGCCCATTCTTTACAGTCTGAGCATATGCCTAGTCCATCGTTGTAGTTTAGTAAAGGTGCATCGCAACATTCTGAATTGTTCATTGTCTTATTTCCTTTGTTTTACGTATCCAACATAAAGCACATAGCAACATTCCGTAATCTTTAACATCCGCATGCGCTTGTTTACAATGTTCACAATGTGATCTGTTCATAGCTTGTTCCTATCTTTGTGTTCATAGTATTCTGGCTCGTTCACATCGCATCCACATAGCCAGGCTATCAATGCACCAATGCATACCAATGCGCAAAAACTTATTAATACGATTATTAACATCATTAGTTCTATCATGGTTTACATGTTCCTTAATTGTTTCTGTATTGTTTGATACTCACCAAACAATCGGGCATAGTCTGGATTGTTTCCTGTACAGTGTCCATTGCATGCCAGGTTAACAAGTGTCCTGGTAATACTATTCGCACGATTGTTCAAAGCTTTACGTCTAACCTGTTTCTGTTCCTGGTAGGCTTTCCATTTTTGCTGTTGTGTCATTGTTTCTGTTCCTTTATATCAACTCACAAGCTCTAAGTTTTTATATTGTTCATATACTTTATCTAATGTTACACCATCAACAACTAACGGCTTCTCTAATTGTACTGTAACAATCATTGAGTTAATCTTATCGTGACAGTTTATATTTACAATCCTGCCAATATACGACAATCCTTTATATACACTTTGTACTCTATCACCAATGTTCATTGTTCATTGTCCCATCATTTTGTTTGCTTTCATCCTAGCATCATCCAAGGATACTGTATGCGGATTCCCTATAAATTCTAATATGTCATGCATGCTATCCATATCAATAATGCGCAACAATCCATTAGGCTGCTTTGAACGATAGGCGACTATGTTTCCATCATATGTCGCCACAACATCCCATTCTGTTTCCAATTGTTCCTTGGTAAACGTAGTGTTTAATGAAATATACATTTTAAGCTCCTTATGAATATTTCAACTGCTCTTTATATTGTTCATCAATTAAATCCAGAATTGTATCGGCTTGCCAATTAGCTCCATCTGGTGTTTTATTAGGCAAGTCTCTTAACATTTCATAAACTGCTTGAGTTTTTGTTATACGCATGTAGACAACTAGCTCTGTTTTGTTTAGCAACATGTTGTACATGTTCTTATCATTGTTAATCCATAAAGCTGTATTCCAATGATCGTATGATTCGTATCCATTATAAGTAGTCATAATAATGTGCTCCTCTTTGCACGTTTCGTTAACACTATGATAGCGCAACGATACTAGGATGCTATTATACTTTAGTCGTACAAAGTGTCGTCTATAGTACCATCATCACCACACACACTTTACCAAATCCTGGACACAAACGTTATAATATAACACTAACAGCTTGCACCAATATAGTGCAGCTGCTTGCACCAGGTTGGTGCGTCATGCAAATCCTGCACCAAAACAGTGCAGACAGTTATCCACAGGCTGTCCACAGGCCGTTAACAGTTATCCACAGGTTATTCACAGGATATTAACAAGCCGGGGGAGGGGGATTGTGTGTTTAAAATATTTACAGTACCCACCTACAAATGCAAAAAGCTAAAATTAGCTAAAAAGAAGCTAAATATGCACGGAATTTGCACAGATTATGTACATATAAAGATATTGTTATATAAAGATTTCTTTATATTTACGGTATTTCTATGCTTGTGATGTAAAAAACACTTGACATGTGTATTTTTTTGTGTTACACTATTGACATCTTGTCGCATACGTGGTAAACAAGCACAATGTCATCAGAAAACGAACAGAATACACCTCCACTTGTAAAAAGAGGACGTGGACGGCCTAAAAAGTCTGAAGTAGAGGCTAAGAAAAAAGGCAATAGAGGTGTCCGTGGACGGCCTCCTGGTGATGCTGCCCGTATCAATGAGTTTAAAGCAAGACTGCTTGCAACCTCGGGCGACAATGTAATTAATAAAATTATACAAATTGCTCAGAATGATGAACACCCTGGACAGATGGCTGCATTGAAGATGTGCATGGACAGGGTGTTACCATTGTCCTACTTTGAAAAGGATAAGGCTACCAACGGACGTAGCAGTGTCTCTATTACAATTACAGGTATTGGTGGTGATACTACAATTGTAGGACAAGAAGAACAACAAGAAGATATTGTTGATGTTGAATACACAGAAGTAGGAAAAGATGAAGACTGAGCTACTTGATTTGATTAAAGAAGACTTGATACGTCATGAAGGGTATAAAGAAGAAATATATTTATGCTCAGAAGGTATTCCAACATTCGGTATTGGACATGCTGTAAAAGAAACAGACATGGAATACACTTGGCCTGTAGGAAGCCCTGTAGAAAAAGAACGTATTGATGCTGTATTCATCTTAGATTGTGAGGATGCTGTCAATGATATTGAACACCTTATTAGCGATGTCTCTAGTCATTCTGATCAGTGTATCCGTGTCTTGGTTAATATGGCGTTTAATCTTGGGAGAACACGTCTTTCCGGATTTAAAAATATGCTTGCGGCTGTTGAAGCTAAAGATTATGAAAAAGCTTCTGAAGAAATGAAAAATAGCCGTTGGTATAAACAAGTGGGACGTAGAAGCGTAGAACTTGTGGAGATGATGCGTACAGCATGAGCGATTTGAATGTAGAGCTTCTCCCTTGGCAACAAGAAGTGATGAATGCTTCAGAACGCTTTAAGGTGGTAGCAGCAGGTAGACGTTGTGGTAAATCACGACTTGCTGCTTGGATGCTCATCATCAATGCATTACAAAGTAAATCAGGCCATGTCTTTTATGTTGCTCCAACACAGGGACAGGCCAGAGACATTATGTGGAGTGTGTTAACAGACTTAGCACATCCCATCATTACAGGATCGCATGTCAACAACATGCAGATAAAGCTTGTCAACGGAGCCACCATCAGTTTGAAGGGTGCTGACAGGCCCGATACAATGCGTGGTGTTAGCCTCAAGTTTTTAGTGCTTGATGAATATGCTGACATGAAACCATCAGTGTGGGAAGAAGTGTTACGTCCTGCGTTGGCTGACCAAAAAGGAACAGCCTTGTTTATTGGAACACCAAAAGGACGTAATCATTTCTACGAATTGTATAAGTATGCAGAGTTGAGCGAAGATTCTACATACCACGCTTGGCACTTTACATCCTATGACAACCCTTTGCTTGATCCTGAAGAGATTGATACAGCAAAGCAGAGTATGTCTTCTTATGCATTCAGACAAGAATTCATGGCTAGCTTTGAAGCACTTGGGTCTGAGATATTTAAAGAAGACTGGGTAAAGTTTGAGAATGATGAACCTGATGACGGTGATTATTATATTGCTGTTGACTTAGCAGGTTTTGCAGACATTGCAAATGCTAAAACATCTAAAAGCAA